CCGTCTCTTGGCAGGTGCAGTCGCATCACCAACGCTTCGCCTATCTCGGGGTCTTTCAAGCGACGCACAACGTACAGGTCATTGAAATAAACCATGACGTCTTTGTCTTCGCCTTCAGCGTTCTTGGAGTGCTTGAACACTCCACCATTCTTCCCACGGAAATACGGATGGGGGTACTTGGGTATGTTGTATTTGATAGGGGTTGCGTTGTGGATACCTAGCGGCTTTTGCACCACTACGTTATCTTCTTCCTCAGCCTCTTGTACTTCTCGCCCAAGCGAAATGGGTGACTTAATCTTGCCCCAATGTTGACAGTTCGTGCAGACATCAGGGCGGTACTCGTCAAAGCGTTCGCACAGGTATGGGCCTTTGATCAGGTCAACCTTGGCTTCGGTACGCTCGGCAGTGTATTCCTCATGGTTGCTCGAAATCTTGTGGATGGCTTTACCCCCATCAACACAGAACTTAGCAATAGATAATGCGGCTCGCCACAGTGGTTCAGAAATGTTGTTCTGATTCATCACCGCTTCGCCAATCTGTGCACACCCGCTACCTGCCTGAGTCTTAATCAGGATAGTTTTAAAGCGGCTAATGTAACTACCCGACAGGGCTTGCATCATTGCGTCCGCTTCACGGGGTGCGTACTTCTTGGATACGAGCGGCACCTCATCATCTCCGATCAAGTTGCAGAACAACTCAAACGGGATTGGGTCAGCAGGGGAGCCGACAAACACCACATCTTTCGGTGGGGTGTCTTTGTGATTGTGCGTCAGGGGAACTCTAAGCACCCGAGCCGCATCAGCAGTAACCGCAGGGTCACCATACATATTGTGTTCACGGCATAGTCTTTTGAACCGCTCCGCAACAGGAATCCATGTTTCACGTGAAACAGGTTCAGTCAGTGGCCAGTACACGTGAATACCGCGCCCTGAGTTTACGAGTGTTGGCTTCGGTAGTCTTACTGCTTTGCAGAACGTGCGTAGTGCTAGTAACGCGTCTGCCTGTGTTTCGTAGTCCTTTGACGGCCCACAGTCTAAATCTAAGAAGAACGACCTAAGTTGTTTTACGTTGGGTACTTTACGAGACCCCGCCTCTTCAAACGTACCGAGTGCAAAATAAGCGTCATAACCTTCGTTGTCCAAATTGTGGGCGGCATGGATAACTTCGTCGAGAGAACTGTAGAACTTCTGCACCTTGCGTTCGTCCGATAAACGACCCGCAAAGACACAGTAGAACCCAGCGTCTCCCAACACTGCTTCCAAAAATGTTTTAGTTTCCATATCCGCCGATAGTTAAAGTGAATGAGATAACCGAAAGGTGGGGGTACTAACCGCTCGTCCGCAAGCATGTTGCACGGCTTTCCCCCCAAATTTTAGTCGTCCCAATCACCTACGATGTCGGCAATATCAGACTTCTCAGCCGCAGGGGTTGCGGCTTTCTTTGTTACCTTGATAGGCTCTTCCACTACTTCCTCGGCTTCGACCTTGGCGGGTGCGGCTTTGGGCTTGGGGGCAGGTGCGGCTTCAATGGCTTTCGGTGCAGGAATCACACCATCCATCTGAGACACGTTCAAAGTGATTGCCTTGATGGTGTCAGCGTGGTCACGCATCTCCAAGGCGGCTTTCAACTCATGCTCTTCCAATGCGCGTACTGGCTTGAAGATCAACTTAGGTGTTGCGCTGTCAATGTCAAAACGCATCTCGGTCACGATACTAATGGCATGTGTGTTGTGTGCCTTGAGGTAGCGACCATAGGCTTGCAGTGGCATCTTCTTACCTTCTGCATCACCGAACACAGATGTTGATGGCAGGTTGATTTGATAGACTTCTTGCTTACCCAACTCACTCTCAATCATTACAGCAATACGCTGTTGGAATCGGCATGCACGGCCTTCACCACTTGCGGCAGAACCCTTAACGTGTTGTGAGCAGTCCTTGCAGAATGACGCCTGACGCTGATCTTGTGGAACAGCGGAGTCGGGGCGTTGAGTATCAGACGACCAACATGTTGGCTTTGTGATCTTGCCCTTTTGGTACACGCCCTCAAAGAACATACGGGATACGGGTGCGGCATTGACCAACACGACGTTCATTGCACGTTCTTCGCTAACGCGAACTTCTTTACCGCCAATGAATTCGCGGAATGCACCGCCCTCAATGGAGATGCGACGATTGCCGCTACCTGTGTTACCTGCAAGGGTGCTTGTCAGGTTGTCCTCGATACCGCCAAGCAGTGCAAGGGCGGCGTTGTTTGGTTTGCCAAAAAGTGTTAATTCGCTCATTTCGTTCTCCGGTTAAATATCTTTATCAGTGGTTGTAAAATCAAATTCAAGTTGGACGGGTAGTCCCACATCAGGTTCAATCATCTTCACGTCGTCCTTGGGTTTGCTAGACAGGGCGGCTACCACTTGGGACACATTGAAACGATAGGTGTTGCCTATCTTCACGTATGTATCTTTGGGGATATAGCCCTGACGCAACCAAGCACGTACAGTTGAGACTGAGACTGTAAAGTGTTTGGCCAATACTTCAATCGGCACTAACGGCTCTGTCATCATTTCCTCCGTACAGTTATGGTGTATTCGCTATCCACGTTGAGACCCGGTGGTAGCAGTTCGGGATTGGCCTCAAGGAACTGTTTCATGTTTCCTTGGTGCAAACGCTCATGTAGAAGTTCGGGCACGCCCTGCTCTACAATAAATTTACGCATGGACTCCCAATCGTTCGTCCAATAGTTTGACTTGACAGTGCGGTAGAACAAACCTTCTTCCGTACGCACACTCTCAATGTTCTGTTCCTTGCAGTACACAAGTAAAGCCGCTTTGACTCTGTCCATCTGCGCCTTGAGAATCTTCTCCCCCTCCTCGTAGGCGATACGGGCTTCGTCGTGCTTGGCCTTCATCTTCAAATATACCTTGACCAATTTCTCAACTGGTACTTTGGCTGTTTCTTCTGTCATCTTCGTTCTCCGTTTGGTTATTGGAATCTATATTATAGTGGTGTTTTATCCTTTATTCAAGTATTTCTTTGTAAAGATCAACTATTTTTGTGTGAACGTCTATTTTATTATCTAATAAGTTGTAAACGTGTCTTTCTACACCTGACCCCACGAGTTGTACCACTGTTGTTGGGTGTCGCTGGCCTGATCGGTGCACTCGGGCGTTGGCTTGTGCGTACGTCTCAAGGGATGAGGTTGGCCCCCACCACACCACAGTATTCGCGGCAGTCAGGGTCACGCCATGGGCGGCTGACTGAGGTTGGATGACAAGCACCCGTGTGTCGTTGGGGTCAGTTTGGAACCTATTAAAGATGTCGGTGCGTTTGTTCAAGGGCACATCACCACTGATTACTTCTGTCTTGACACCCTCGGCATTGAGTTTGTCTGTCAGGATAGTGATCACGCTCTTAAACGGCACAAACACCAGCACCTTTTGGCTTGCTTCCTCAATAACTTCTTTCAGTACGGCATAGCGATTCTTGATGTCAAACTCAATGGTCTCGCCCGTGTCGGTGTACACTGCACCACAAGATATTTGTAGGAGTTTGCTCATGTTTACGGCAGCATTCACTGACGTAATTTCTTCCCCTGCGGCTTGCACCACCATGCGTTTCTTGAGCAGGTCGTAGTACTTCTGCTGTTGCTTGGTCAACTCGACTGTACGCTTGACGTACGTCATCTCAGGCAGGTCTAGGCACTCTTCCTTGGTGAACCTGATCGCAGGTTGCAGGGCGTTGAATACTGTGCTTGTTGCGTTCTCTTTCGCCATCCACTTGAAGTTGGTCAGCTTGAGCATGACCATGTCCCTAAAGGATGAGAAGAAGCGGGGCACACCTTGGGGGTTGACTAACTTAGCCAAGCCGTAGGCGTCCAAGGGGGACTGCGCGGCAGGGGTGCCCGTCATCATCCACAACCATGTATCAGGTTTAATCAAGCCGTTCAATACTTTCCACCGCTTTGTCATGCTGTTCTTATAGGCGTTGGCTTCATCGACAACAATCAGATCGAACCCACCCCGTGAGATGTCATCAGCCACAATCTCAACACCATCGTAGTTGATGATCACGAATTCTGCTGTGCCGTTGATGACCGCCTGACGCTTGTTCTTTGCGCCATAGGCAATGTCCACCGAGCGGTGCATGGCAAACTTAAACAGATCGGCTCTCCATGCGGAGTCCATGATGGACAGGGGGGATATGACTAGCACACGTCGAATACGCTTCTGCTTAAGCAAATAGTCAGCCGCCCAAATGACTGAGCCTGTCTTGCCTGTGCCCTGCTCGTTGAGACAGAACGCACGTTTGTTAAGGGTGAGGAAAGCGGATGTTGTTTTTTGGTGATCAAAGGGTTTGTACTGACCCGGCCAGTTGTATTGTCCCAAGATGGGACTAGGCACCCCTTTGATCTTGAGGTTGCGCAGAACTTGGGCTTCGTCTAAACCCCACTTGACAACAACTTGATTGTTGTTTAGTTCTTTGCTCTTAGGAATGACTGTGGTGACACGTTGCGGGTTGCGCAGTGTCAACAACAATGCCTTGTTATCTATGATTTCCATTCGTTCTCACTTATTTTTTATAAAGGCATATCGAGCAGAATGGGTGTCCCGTTCTGCTCGATGTACCAACTTCCTCTTTGTCAGTTCCTACGCTCGAAAGTGTGTGCGTATGCTGACTGGTGCGGTTAAAGGGTTGAAAACAATCAACTAGAAACACCCCGAACGGCACACTCACACCTTACTGCCGTTCTATTAAATTCCAATTTAACTCATCATTGAATTGCCGTCAAGCAAACTTTGATTGTCGTATCCATTTTGTTGCAACCCACTTAACGCCACTCATAACAGGTTCACCGCAGTGCAATGTTTTTGTGGCGGGAGTCGGTGTATCGTAACGGAAAAGCAGTGCGTTACCTTCGTTTGCACATACGGATATACCCGCATGAGGGAACGTTGTTTCGCCACCCCCGTCCGGTGTATTCAAGTACATCAAGAACGTAGCAATACGTTGCCCACCACGTTTGATGTGATGGGGTGTTGTCTCACGATCAGGATTAAAATAATCGTAGTGCTTACGATACTCTTGCCCCACGTCGTAGCGCAGAATCTGCATGCCTTCGCCATTCTCTACGGGTAATCCAACTAAGTCGCTAATGCGTTGCTCAATGTTTGTAACAAGGTCAGTCTGCCCCCGCTTGAGAAACGTGGATGAACTTGTACGGGCTTCATGCAACACGGGCTTACCCGATGCGCGGTCAACTACCTTTGAGGACTTCATGTGCCCCTCGGCATGGGCTATCAACTCGGCACATTCGGCAGGGGTTAAGAAGTTCCCATACACAACGGCATCAGGAACTTTGATTGTGATCAGTGGCGTCACGGCTTCTTGCCACCTGCTTCTCGAACGCTGTGCCCATTACGTGCTCGGTTCTTTGCAGGTGTCAGCAGACGTACGCCCGTCTTATTGGAGCCACCCTTGGACAACATCTTAACGTGGTCAATGTCCTTGCCTTCACGCTTGTCAGCCTTCCCGTTCCCATTCCTATCGGGGGAACTGGCATCCATCTTTCTACGCGCACGTTGGCGTTCCATCCGATCGGGGTGTTCACCTCGATCTTTTTGCTTCTCGTACTCGTGTTTGTAAGGTCTAGGTGATTTGGTATATGGCATCATGCCCTCCCGTTATGTGAACAACTCAACACCACACAATGTTTCTTACACAGCCCTGACGGGCGGGGGTTCCACACATTACTGGTGTACGCAAACTTCATGCGATCATAATCCCTAAGCCACTTCTGCCACAAGACGGGCTCGTCCTCTTTAGAGTAACTTGCCTTGGGGAATGACCGCGCAATGACGAACAGCAACCCCGCACGTACCCGCGTGATCTCGGGGAAGAACTTGAATATAGCCAAGGCCATGAGTTCAAGTTGCCCCTTGTCAGCGTACTTGTCAGACTTGCCTGTTTTGTAATCTAGCACCCGCGCCTCGCCCTTGTCTCGGTCAAGGATGATCAGGTCAGCGATGCCTCGCCACCATACGTTCGGGTCTTTGAAACCACACGGCTCAAGGTTTTCGGTGAGTCCCATCTCGAACTCACATAACTTCTCACCATGCAGTTGGTTAAGGTTGTCCAGCGCCCCCTTCGCGAACTTAAACGGCTCGGGTAGGGGGGTGCCATCTTTGATGTAGAACTCAGCCGCTTCGTGAAAACGTGTCCCGTAGTGCATCGCCTCCGTCTCTTGCTCCTTGACATCTTTTACCACCTTCAAGTGGTAATACTTCTTGGGGCACTGCTCAAATGTCTTGATCGACGAAAACGACCACGCCGGTAACTTATCCATTAACAATCTCCGTATGACTTGCCATAGCCTGACTCACAATTCACGGGGAGGCCCGTGGCCCACTCGGGAACCCACCGCATGCAATCTTCTACATACAACTTGGCTTCCTCGACCTCAACGTTACGTACGATAATGGCAATCGCGTCATGAACTGTCAGCACAACTTTGTATCGCTTACCGATACGTAACATCTGCTCTGCAATGATACACCTAGCAATGGCTTGGCACACATTCTCAATAACTTTTCCACCATAAATACGGGTGCGACCCTTGCGAGTTTGGTAGTGGAACTCCACCCCCTTGTCTGTCTCGGTGAACCGCAGGTCGTCATACCGCATCAACAGACCGCTCGGCAAGCGGATTGCGCTCTCAGCAGGAACCAACTCAAGCACACCAGCCCGGCCAAGCGGAGATGAATCACCTCTTGACAAGTTCACAAGTGCGTTCTGAGCCTGTCGCCATAGGCGTACCACGGCATCGTTTGTCCTGCGGTAAATATCAATGATGCGTCGGGACTCTTCTATCTCCACCTCGGCACCCATGGTCTTTAGTTGGGCTTGAAACTTGACCGCGCCCATGCCGTAACCCGCGCCAAGAATCGTAGTCTTACCCACGAACCGCTCATCCTTTGTAATCTCGAACTCAGGCTTGCCGTAGATCGCAGACGCCATCTTCTTGTACACGTCTTTACCTTCAGCAAACGCCATGACCAAGTCAGTCTGCCCTGACAGCCACGCCAACACACGTGCCTCAATCTGTGCGGAGTCAGCGTCAATGATTGTGTAGCCCTCGGGTGCAATGATCGCCTTCTTTAACTTGTTACCATTCGCCCCACGGCTCGGCAAGTTCTGCATGTTGATCTTGTCGTCACCACCGAACCTGCCTGTATGTGCGGCATAGTATCTGATCGGTACTGGCAGACTGCCACGCTTGGCAATGTCAATGAATCTTTGCGTACGTGTTTCTTCTAGCGTACTCTTAGTGCCAAGACGTGCGGCAACCAATGCTTGCACCCTGACGTCGGGATGGTCAGCCAACGCCTTGAACTCTTCGTCTGTCTTAGCAAACGCCCACGCTTGCTTGCCTGTCTTTGCGCTAATCTTCATGGGGGGCTCAACGCCAAATGATTTAAGCAGTTCCCCAAACTTGTCATTGGACATGAGTTCAGCCTTGTCCACACCGCTACTCTCAAGCAATTCTTCCTTACGCGCCTTGGTCTCAACCAAATGTTGCTCAAGCATCTCAAGGTCTAACTCAAGCCGTGGCTCGATGAACATGCGCAGGGTCAGGTCAATGATCTTTAACTCTTGCTTGGGAAACTTACGTGCCATCTTGTTAAACAGCGCGTACGTTAACTCCACATCGTTGATGCAGTAATCACCATAGCGGGACAGTTCTTCTTCGGTGAAGTCAGCGCGGTGTTTACCAAGGGCGTTTACAACTTCAGTGCCCTTCTCGCCCAACTTGTACCTCTCTGCCAACGCCTTGAGTGACCCGCCCACCTCCACACCATGTAGAGCACGCCCCATGCACAGAGTATCAAGCCAAACGCGAGGATAAATACCAAAGCGCCAGTTAAGAATAGCACCATCAAACAATGTGTTGTGAGCCAAGACCATCGAGTCTGCCCAATTGAATGACTTCTGTAACCAATCCCTGATTTGTTCATGTGTACCACTTGCCCATACAGTTTCGTCGCTGTTGACTTTCACGCCAACACCAATGACTTCGAACATATCACTACGTACATACTCTTCTGTTGTGATTTTAGACAGTGAGAACTCCCTGTCGTAATAAGTTTCAAAGTCAATTGTGATTAGGTTCATCTTCTTCTCCATCGTCTAGTTGTATGTCACCCCTATGGGCGTACGTGCTTGCCATCATCTCGTCGTAGTTGAACTCTTCTTCAAAGCACTCGCGTGCCGTGACAAGATCATCGCTTGCACCCACTCGGGTATCGTTATAGACAAACAACTTCTTAGGCACCTTGACTGCCTCATTCAGAAAGTCAATACCATGCGCTGTGATCTGCCACATGCCTGACGTCTTTGTCTTGCGCGGTGCGCCTTCCTTGATCTCTTCCTTGGTCGGGGGCGGTGCGTATCTTTGTGCCACCAGACTCCAATGCTTTAGCGTAGAGATAGCATACGATCTCATGACGTAGCGCGGTGCACGTTCGGGTACGTTAATCCACATCTCACCCGATGAGGCATGCTCTCGGTGTAACCACATCAACGCCTTGACCATGCTACCTGTCAACGGCAGGGTATTGATCTTGCCCCATCTATCGCATACGGCACAGTACCCACCCTTGTGCTCAGTTGTTTGTCTCCACGCACCGCGCAGTATCGCAGTGGCTTCGTTCAGTTCGTCATTACCTATCATCTTCGTTCTCCATTTAAATTTTGAATTGTTACCCGCTTAGTCCAACAAAGGGCGCAGTGCCATCTGTTAGGACTCATCTGTACGCCACCTTCCGGGGGCTTTGCCTCTTCACACTTATTACATAACTTGTATTGGTGTAGGGGCTGTCGGTCACCGCCAATACTAAGTTGTCGTCTAACAAATCCGCTCATCGCTTCATGCCTCGTATGTGTACAGCAAAACTTGCTATGGTGTCAGGGCCAAAGGCTTTCATCTTCTCGATCTCTTTGGCTACCTCTTCCAACGTAGCATTGCGCATGTTGTGTAAGTCACGTGGGGTAACGTACTCTTGAATGTCATCGTCATCCATAATTCCTCCGCTTTAGTTCTTCCTCATGTGCCGCCATAACATCTGCACAGTATGGTCTGTTAGCCATACTGATCTCGTGACGTTCTTCTTTGGTCAGCCCAACCCACTCACGCTCAGGCAATGGATGCCCCGCTTGTCTGTAGGCTTCCTCACGCCATCGTTGTGCTCGTTGCCTGTGATACTCACAGTTTGGACAGTCGTTCATAGCGGTGCATCCTCATGGTTGTCAGGGTTGAATTTAGGGACTCGGTTGCCCTTGTCCTTGGGGTTTGGAAATGGGGGAAAGGGCCAAGTCATTTTGTTTTTCCTTTTGCTCTGTCCATAACTCTTTCCATTGCATCGGCATAACTCATGCCCAGTGCTTTGTTTATCAATGCCAATGACTCATCAATGATCTTGTCGTACACCCCTGCTTCTGCTTCCCTAATCGCAGTTAACGTAAACTTTGCGTCTTCTAATGCTTCTATGTCGGCACTGTTGACTTGCCACATCAACTCAATGTCGGCTTCAATGGTGTCAAAGTACGGCTTGATGGGCTTGAGCGGTTTAATTCGATCAAACATTCTCTTACCAATCTCATAGAATTCTTTGTCTTTTCCTGTGCTGTTATCAATAGTCATTGGTAGTCCTTACATAAATGGTGTTTGGCATCTTCACGGTCTGTCCATGTACCCGTGCAACCCGTACATTTAAACCCACCCGCAGTGATTGAAAACTTACCCGTCAACCTTGGTTCGGGTACTTCTAAATACTTCGCGTATACATGGTCAGCAACAAGGGCGGCAAAGTGTTCAATGTCACCATGCAATGTCAGGCCGTTATCCTCAATCAGTTTAAAGACTTCTTCTCTATTCATTACTTTTCCCATCAGGTCTTGGACAATCGATTGGCGGGATAACAACGCACCACACAGCCTTAAACTGCTTGCGTGGTGCGGGCTCCCATCTGTCAATGTATACGTCAGGCATGTTCTTTAAAACTTTTCTGACGTTGGTTCGTGTACAGCCTGACACCTCAGCGAGTTCTTCTAAGGTTAGGCCATCAGTTATTTCGCGCAGGGTGATGCGCACCTTCTTGGTTACAGTCATCCTCATACGTTTGTAAAGTGTCTGACTTTGAAACGATGGATGATGCGGTCGATCAAGGGTTTAGGCGGTTCGATCAATGCGGTCTGTAACATCTCAGCAAACACGCCACCATCTTGTAGTGGTTGCTTGCGTACGTAATGCACACCGATCTTGACTTTGCCTGTGTCGTACGGAGTTGGTCGTTGATTGTTCATGGTATTGCCTCCAATATATTGGTCACTTCGTTTAAGTTTTCTTCGTTGACTACCCACACCAAGCCCCCTTGCTTAGTGATAGCGTCAATGTTCTTTTGTTGTAATGGGGTCGGCTTGTTGTTCCCTGCTTTGCACTCAATCGCAAAGAACTTACCACGGAGACACCCAACAATGTCGGGCACTCCGCTTCCACCATATCCCCCTGTGACGGGGTAGAAGTAATAGGCACCCAACGCTTTGAGTTGGGCTACTACTTTAGCCTTGACCTTTGACTCAGGCGTTTGTGCCACGGAACCACCCCTTGATACGTTGCCATAAAGTTGGGGGCTCCTCCATGGTAATGGGCATAGGCATAAGCGCGGGAGGACTCCACGCGGGGGTCACAGAGATGCC